CTAAAGAAACAAGGAATTCCATACAATTGTTCAGATAGTTCCGAAATTAATGTTGTAAATGATTTTATAAAATACGGCACAGTATCTTCTAGTGTTGCTAATTCTTGGACTCCAGGAAGTTATCAACTTGGTGGGTTTTATGTTGGCCAGTTTTGGTCAAGTGGTAGCCCATTTGAAAGGCTTCAGGGTTACGGAAATCCAAAAACAGGTATAGCAGAAAAATATGTTATGGAATCTGATGGGAAAGAATTCAAATCCTTTCTTAAAAATAAATACGCAGTTATTGTTTCTCCTAGAGATTTACATGCAACTAATATTAAGTTTCATGAAAAATCAATTTCGTTGAATACAAAAATTCCTATATCATCAAAATTCGACAGCGCAAGAAATATGAATGCTGATTTTGATATAATCAATACAGTAAAACACAGTTGCGTAGATAATGGAATAACTTCAAGTAATATTAATTCGTGCATTATACCTTCTTTACATTTATCTGCATTTATATACGACAAAACAAAAAACGATTCCAACTTCATGGATGGTATTCTAAAAAATTCTAATCCAGCATATAAATGGCAACCAATGACTTCTACATATTGGACTTCTACAATAGTGAATGAATCTGATAAAAATAGAAAAATGACATATACGCAAAATTTTAATTCGGGATTTGTTTCTGCATGTGATTGGGATATGATGCACAGGGTTAGAACTGTAACTTTAGCAAGAATAGTATAATTTTTCTTGACAAGTGATACATATAGTGTATAATTTATAAAACCTTTTATTATGGAGATATTATGACAGATAAACCAAAATTCAGAAAAGTACCAGTTGACCCAAACCAACGAGGTGTTAAAAAAGCATTTAGTATGGTGCAAAATTTTGCAATGGCCTTAACATCAAGAAATCTAAATAATAAAAAAATTAACAAACCAATTAAGCAATTGCGGGTGTTGAGTTGTTTTGGCAACGAAGATGGTGGAGGAGAACTTCCACCCTGTGAATATTTGCAACAAAGTGAAGTAGACCCGACTAAACACATTTGTGGTGGTTGTGGCTGTGGAGATAGAAAACAAACATTTTTGGTTGCAGAAGCAGAGGAATATGGAAAATTAGATTATCCAAAACTGGCATGCCCTTTGCAAATGCCAGGATTTACCAATTACCTTGTAAGCACCTCAGACGAATCAGAAGAACCCGTGACTCGCAAATATTACATTGAAAACATTGATTACGAGAATATTCAGAAATTAAATGTAGAAATTGGAACTGAAGAAGAGCAAAATCCAACCAAAGATGCTCAATAGTTCCAACTCCATTCCTCTATCTTTATACATATATTAAAGGTATAGGAGTTTTTAATGTCAAATATAACATCCAGAGATGCATTAATCGATTATTCTTTAAGAAAACTTGGGGCACCAGTCATTGACATCAATGTTGATAGACAGCAGTGCGAAGATAGACTAGACGAATCATTAGAATTATTTTCAGAATATCATTTTGATGGTGCTGAAAAAGAATTATTTAGTTACCAAGTAACCCAAGAGGATAAAGATCGTAAATACATTGATTTGAATGATTTGGGTGACCCCGTTGGTGCAACAGGCAGCAGAATCCAAGGAAAGGATATTTTAAGTGTTGTTAGAATTCACCAATTTGGTGAGTTTGCAAATATTAATATGTTTGATGTTCGTTATCAAATGGCATTAATGGACTATTTTGGAATTAATAGAGGGCTCGGATTCAATTCTAGTATGGGATTGTCTAGGTATGATTCCACGAAACGATATATCAATATGATTCAAGATTTTTTCCAACCAGAAAAGCAAATTCGATTTAATAAAATAACAAATAAGTTAAACCTTGATGCTGATTGGGATAATGACATCATAAAAGACAAGTATCTTTTAATTGAAGCATATGTTGCTATATCTTCTGTTCAATTTTCAGAAATATTTAATGATATTTGGTTAAAGAAGTATGTCACGGCACAAATCAAAAAACAATGGGGGTCGAATTTATCAAAGTTTGAGGGCATTCAAATGCCTGGTGGAGTTTCTTTAAGAGGTGATGCAATTTCTTCCGAAGCGAACGAAGAAATTCAAAAACTTGAAGAAGAATTACGATTAACATACGAACTTCCAATAGACTTTATGACAGGATAACTAAAATATGGCTCGTAATCCTTACTTTAAAGACTATACTGGTGAACAGAATATAGTAGAAGACCTTACCATCGAAATGATTAAAACGATGGGAAGGGATATGGTCTATATTCCAAGAACTCTTATGAATAAAGATGAAATATTCGGAGAGGATACTATATCTCAATTTGATGATGGATATGAAGTTGAAATGTATATTCAGTCGGTTGATGGATTTGAGGGAGAGGGTGATGTTCTTTCTAGATTTGGCATTCAAATAAAAGATAGAATAGAATTAATTGTTTCTCGTAAACGATTTGAGGAATCAGTTGGTTCTTATGAAAATACAACACGACCAAAAGAAGGCGATTTAATCTTCTTTCCGTTAAGTAATACTTTGTTTGAAATTAACTTTGTAGAACACGAAAATCCCTTCTATCAATTGGGCAAACTCTTTACATATAAACTTTCATGTGAGGTATTCACATACAGTGGAGAAACTATTGATACAGGATATAGTGATATCGATAAAGTTGAAGATGAACGAAAACAATTTGCAATTGAACTATCACTTGGTACAAGAATAAGTGATTCTGCATATATCAATTATTTTGAAGGTGAAACTGTTTTTCAAGTTCTGGGTTCTACTGGTGCGGCACTTGCTGATGCGACTGCAACTGCCGTTGTTACAGATTGGGATGCGGATACAACGAAACTAACAGTTACAAATATTGCAGGTAATCTTTCTACTGCAACCAGTGAGACAGTTAAAGGCGCAGTTTCTAGTGCTGAATATGAACTTAGTAGTACCACAACAACCACATTAATTATTCCACAAGAGCCAGAAGATAGTGATAACATGGGCGATGGCGAAGACTTTGAATTATTAAGAGACCAAGATGACATCTTTGACTTTACCGAAACTGATCCATTCAGTGAGGGAAATTTCTAGGGTACACTTTTTATATATAGTATGGAGATTTAAAATGAAAGAAAAATATGGATTTGTTTATATTTGGTATGATAGGAAGCATAGGAGATATTATATTGGGTGTCATTGGGGAACAGAAGATGATGGATATATTTGCAGTTCTCCGTGGATGAGGAAATCATATAAAAGAAGACCATCCGATTTCAAACGAAGAACATTAAAACGAATACATTCAAATCGGCAAGAATTATTAGATGAAGAATATAAGTTTTTATCTATGATAAAAGATGAGGAGTTGGGGAAAAGATATTATAATTTAAAAAATCATAAAAGTGTTTTTTGGCATGCCGATGACAAAAAACGAATGTCCGTAAATCAAAAAATATCAAGAGCATTGTTGGAATCGTATAAGAAAAATCCTAAAACAAACGAGTCGAAGCAAAAAACCTCGATAGCAATGAAAGAATACTACAAAGAGAATCCAAGAACACCAGAACACTGCAAAAAGATTTCCGAAAACAGCAAACGACTACAAAAAGAAAAGAAAATCGGGATGCACGGAAGAAAGCACAAACCCGAAACCATCGAAAAGATGTCACAAAATAATGCAATGAAGAATCCAGAATATGTGGAAAGGGTGCGACTATCTAAGCAAGGTATAAAATACCTAAATAAGAATGGTAAAAGAAAGATGGCAGTTCCAAATACGGAAAAATGGAATGTTCTGGTAGAACAAGGATATAAAGAAGGTTATTAATGTTTAGACAATTCTATAATGAATCTATTAGAAAATTAGTAATTGGATTTGGTTCACTGTTTAATGATATAGTGGTCAAAAGAGAAAATGCGGATGGAACTACCAAAGAAACAATTCGTGTTCCTTTGTCTTATGGTCCAAAAGAAAAGTTTATAAGAAGGATACAAGAGAGTAGTAGTATCTCAAGTGGTACACATACCCAAATAACTTTACCAAGATTGGGATTTGATATCACAGGAATAATGTATGACCCTCAAAGAAAGGGAAATAAGTTAAGAAAAACTTCAGTGAAATCATCAGACGGTACAACCACTTCTTATAATTATTCTGAAGTTCCATATAATATTTCATTCGGTTTATATGCATTCTCAAGAAATCAAACAGATAACTTGCAGATTATAGAACAAATACTTCCTTATTTTACTCCAGAGTTTAATGTTTCTATAAAGGTTAATAGGATTAATTATAATGTTGATGTTCCTATTATTTTGGGTGGAGTAAACACAGTAGAAGAATATGAAGGGGAATTTG